AGAAAACTACAACCCCACGACCTCACAGTCGGCAGCCCTCGGACTTCACAGTCCACTTGAACTTGAGTTCACCCTCAATTCATTTCATTTGATTTGCAGTTATATGTTTCCAAACGTCGTTATCAACACACCCATTCCACAAAATGCCTCGATTCCCACGCCAGCTGCGCGCGCCACTCCGAGGACGGAGGAGAAGTATCCCATTGATGGGACAGACCCCCTCGACACGACCGGTGTCGAGGCTCGTCGCGATGCTGAGACCATTGTCATCAGTGTCCCCTTCGCACTCTCCGTTTCACAGCGCCACAGATTGGCAGCCTATCCCGGGTACACCTTTCACAGCCGTGGATCTGGCCATAACCCACACGGAACTCTCGCAGCTGACCGTAAAGTTGCAGAGCACCTCGTCAATAATGAAATCGGTAGTACGGAGAACGTATTGGCCTACCGCGGTAGTCCGCGCCGCCTCATGCAGTATCATTGCTGCATGGATGTCGCCAATCCCAGTTCCGTCTACAAACACCACCAGTACCGCGCTACTAGCGCAAACGTATGTTCACACGGTCTTGAATGTGAATGCAGAGAGCACACAGTGGTTCTCTTCTCATATTCTATCGGTGCCATTCGACCTGAGCAATTGGCTCAGTCGTTGCGTCGATTCCCGCGTGGTGCGTTTGTACTCACCGCTAGATTTGATGAGTTTGCAGGTTACCTTGCTGAAGATGAGGCAGTGTTCCGCTACTTCGTCTCCAATGGAGATCTCAGATTCCAAATGCAGGTCGGTGGAGGTGAGACCTACGATGAGCTCGCCCATGAGTGGCTTTCCCAAGGTGGTGTCAACACTGCCCAAGGATCGCTCCTCTCGGTTGAAGTCAAGTCTACACCTTACACGAGAATTTTCCACATCCGTGCGGGCCTTGACCGCATCCCACCACCCAGGACCATCCCTTACTCACTTACAACCAATCAAGATTCACAATCGCATGCTGTTTTCACCCAGCGCTGTACCGCGACCAGTTCAATTGCGGCCCTTACCCGTCACGTTAGATTCACTACTGCGATTTGTGATATACAAATTTCAGGACCTCAGTGGCTTCGACGCACGGGGCGCGAGCACTTTGTTGTACCGCGGGCCCTTGTTAATGATCTGGCAACTATTGCGTTGGGTCGTGAACGGAATGAAGCGCTTCGCCTTGCACTACTCACCCGAGCTGGCAACTGGCTTAGTACTCGTTTCACTGCGCATAAGCATGCGCTCCTTCAATCTATTGACGCTTCTGCGATTGGTCTTGCTGCCGTTCAGCTTGTGCTGGATGCGGCTGGTGAGTTCGAAGCCAGTGTTTTCCACACCCCAAATGTATTTGTGGCGCTACTCCTTCGGTATGGAGGTAATCTTGCCAATATTGCTACTCCTATCATTGCTCTTTTCTTATCCTCTTGTGGGGCCCGGTTATGTGCCAGAAACAATTCACGCAGTGGTGCCAGAATTCTTGGCCTGTCGGGACCCCTCGCAGTCGGAGCCTGGTTGCTATACAGGTTGTACTGCGTCCGCAGAAGAAATGACAGTAACGAGCGAAGAATGCGAGATGAAGTGCAACTGTTTCGGGATCTTGTGTCTGAGGCCATCATGTGCTTCCCATTGTCTCACCCGGTTGTGCCTTACCAGCCTTTTCGCTTGCGGGCTATTGGTCTTGACTCCCCTAATTTGGATGTTGTCACCCTCAAACCCGGTTGTAGTATCCAATATTATGCGCATCAATTTACAGACGCTACTGAATTTCCTAGACGATTATCCTGCATCGGGCCCATTATGGCTCAGTCTGTGCCTTATCTGCATGCCTCTAGCCGTCCCAATATCCTGCGCGGTCTTGTGGAACGGCAATTCAAGGAGGTTAATGTGTTTAGCAGTTCGGCTTTTCGTGAGTATGTGGGTTGGCGTAATTATCTCATCTTTGCAATCTACGAGCGACCTCAGCTCGGTCTTGGACGCATACTCGACCAATCTGAAAAAGATGGTACTCATCTTCCAGACTGGATATGCCGCTATGACTCAAGCGAGAGAGCAGTGCTTACAGAGAGGAAACAAGATTATGATCGTCGCGGCATGAGCGATGACGATTTTGTGACCAAAACTTTCATTAAGGTTGAGAAAATTATGTCATTAACCCCAGCAGGGATCAAAATCAAAGCGCCGCGCGTCATCCAAGGTACTTCAAAGAAGGTCAAAGTAATCATGGGGCCGCACTACCACGCTCTCACAAAGAGAATTCGCGATGTGTGGACCGTTGACCATTGGATTTTCTTTGCGGCTGGAGCGAACGCTCGCGACATTGGCGAGTGGTTCGATCGCTGCATTGACCTTGGACCTGGTTGGTTCATTGGAGCGGATATCATCCGCATGGACGGTTCTCATCGAGTCGAGGTCGATGAGGACCAATTGCACAAGTTTGTGAGACTCGGTCTGCAAAAACGGATCGCTGAGTATTCCCGCCGAATGCTCACACACAAAGGCAAATGTATGGGTTTTTCTTTTGTTGATAATGGTCTCGATTCTGGTAATTCAAAGACCACTCTATCTAATACCGACAAATGTGGAGAGGGGCACTTCGTGTCCCTGACTAAAATGCAAATTCCGCCCCACATGTTCCGAGTAATTGTCGCCGGTGATGACAGCGTTGTGTTTATCGCTGACCCGGTGTTTCATTTGTACAATAAGAAAATACATGAGGACACATTTCTTGAAACTGGTTTCAGCATCGAGCTCGAGCCACCCACGCGTGATCACCAAAATGTCGAGTTTTGCTCAGGCACAATCATACAATGCCAGCATGAAAATGTTCGGTATCATATGTATATGCCTAAGTTCGGCCGACAATTGGTTAAAGCTGGGTTTGGCTTGGATTTGAGTACCAACATTACTATCCAGTATGCTTGGCTCAAAAATAATGCACACCAACTTTCTCTTGACTTTTCCCCTGTCCCTGTGTTTTCTGATTGGTACAAAGCTGTGAAGAAAGGTGCTCGTGATCGATCACTCACAGTCACTCGTTTGCAAATTTCCGTTCGCCCTAACCGCTCTGGTCGCCCGACAGCCAATGTCGAGCACGGCGCCGTTGAGGAAGAATGGCGTCGGTTCCTTATGAATAGATATCGAATGACCTCCAAAGACATTTTGGAACTCCAAGCCATCGTTTGCAAGATGCGCTCAACGGGTCCATCCGTTGTCATCAGCTCACCGCTGATTGACCGGATCGTTGAGAGAGACACTGCCTAGGTTGGACCGCCTGGGCACTCGAAACCTTTACGTAAACTGAGCGTATTGGTTCTGTACTTTATCAGTTGTACATTGTAACATACCTGCATTTCTGACTTGTTGTTTTAAGTCAAGCTCATGGCTAATCGCGCCGCTAGGCGTCGTCGAGCCCTCCAGCGCAAAGCACAAACCGCTGGTGCCAAACCCGTCACTAAACTCAATCCCCGCCGTAATCAACAGAAGAAGAAACACACTGGAGCCCCTGGCTCTTCTACCGGCCCACCTGGGCCCGGTGTTAGCCAGTTTGCCCTCAATCGAATCGCCGTAGTCCCCAAGGGCGTCGGCAATCCTTTGCTCCAAGCTGTTGCATGTATTTTAGACCCTTTCAATCGGGACCCAGTCCCTGTTTGTAGCAGTGGTGTTAAGATGGGCTTATTCACACTGCGTGCACGAGTTGCCTTCTCCCCGGTTAATGGTTGCCCTGGCGCACATTACCTTGGGGGTCCTGCATCTCTTCTGGCCGTTACCGATACACTTGCTGCCAACGCTCGTGGTACCGGAACGGCCACTGCCGCTGCCGCTGCTGGTATTCTTGTCACTCTTTTCCAAAGCATTTACTGTATTGCTGGTGGTCTGCGCGTCTCTTTGATGCAGCCTACGACCGCCAGCACTGGCATTTCTGCTATTGGTTGCACGGATAATGACACAGTTGCCACAGTCAATGCGGCCACAAACGCTGTAAATATTAATCAACCCTTCCTCAAGTTGTGTAGCTTGATCACTGGTGGCATCCACCCTTGTGAGCGCGCCATCGTTCCAAACAGTGAACTCGCTTTTACGGCACCCATAGCTAACAACGCCGCCGCCATCTCAGGCGAGTGGTTTGTACCCATGTTCGCTTCCACGGCTTGGCCTTTGGCAGCAGCGAACCCTCCTACTGTTGTAGTTGAGGCAGTCTCCCATTATGCAGCAACCCCTTTGGCTGCTGCGTATGGTGTGACTCAAGGAACAGCACTCGGTGCTTCACCGTCTGCTGTGCTTGGTTTGCTGCGCACCATCACTGCCAAACAAGACATTGCAAGCCTGGGCGAGACCCCTGCATCACGCATGGGTCGGGTTTTTTAGCTGATTCCCCATCCTCCCACACGTCCACAGAGAAGGAACACGCGATAGTGACATCTTTGATCGGAACCCCAATGGTACCTGGAATGCGTATCGGCGACATGGTTGCACCAGACCATCCCGCTGACACCGTCGACCCCCTCGACGTTTTCATTTCTGCCATTGCTGGGCCGGCCTCTGCTGCATGGATCAACCATGTCACATCCGCTGAACCAATCTATGTCTCACCTCGACCTGAGGTCACTCTACCCGCCCCGCGTGTGAACCCCCCACCCCTTGGTGGTGGGTATTCACTAGGACAGGTCACAGGCCCTTTGGCTCGTGACATGGCCACGCACTCAGGCACTCTGCCTGAAGGACCGTTTAGTGAGTGGCATATGGGTGTCGATCTGGGGAATCTCCCTCCTTAGTGACTCCGCACCAACCTTTTCATTTGCTTAGCATGAGCTGAGCGTTGCCCCGCTATAGTGGGCACCCGTGAGTGGGTATATGGCCTTTTGGCAAATCTCACGGGGACGCTCCAACGTCAGGTTTTGGAAGCCCCAATTCCTGACCGCTGATTCGATCACACCTCC